CTTTAGGACCTTAAGCATTTTCGATCTATCATCATCTACCTTTTGGATTTACGATGACTTCTTCGAAGTGTAACGCTACTCGACGCTCTTGTCGAGCCTATCGCTCCCGTCTCATTGAGACATTTGGGAAAGCGACTGGCACTTGGGCTTACCTTCACAACATGAAGGCACCGAGATTCGAGCCAACCTCGGATAACTGTGCTGGACTGGCCAAGGAGGCCAAGGCGTACTTACTTGCTTGTCCCACTGAGGACCAAGTAGCTGCGTTCGCCTGGAATTCGATTAAGAAGCTACAGCCGGCTTCATGCCGGTGTATGGAAGCTCCCTTGATCTTTTCCGTCGCTGACCATTTTTCAAAACCACCACCCTCCCTTCCTCGCGGCTACCTTTCCTTTGTTCGTAGAGTCGTGCGTGATATGTTCCCCGTTGGCTGGGATCAATCCTCGTACGAACGTTTTGTTAGGACGGTTGACCCTCCTGTGTCGGCATGCGACGAGAACACTCGCAGTGGCGGCGGTACCCATGGGTTTGTATCAGATGATATCGTTCCTTGTTCTTACAAGGGGCCGAAGACTTTCTTTCGGCAGTCCGATTTCCTCTCTACTTGCCTCGATGGTGCTACTCGCCCCCTCTCCACGCGTTCTTATCTCACGGTCGTGCAGTCGGCTGGAAAGCCCCGCCCGCTTAGCAAGTTTTCTGCTGATGCGATTCATTTAAAGCCTTTGCATAAGGCGATTTATGACCGCATTTCTCAGTTTTCTTGGCTTTGTCGGGGGGATTTCACATCCGAATGCCTCAGGGATGCCGGATTTACTTTTGTTGAAGGCGAAACATTGACTTCGGGGGATTATAAGTCAGCCACCGACAACCTCTCGATTGAGGTTGCCGAGGCCATTTTGGACGAGCTGCTACGGACCACGGTCTCTGTGCCGGGTTCTCTTAAGGCTTATGCTATGTCCATCCTCCGTCCGACTTTGTACAACCTAGAACTTGATATTGATGATTTTTCTCCCTCGCGTGGTCAGATGATGGGCTCTTTGCTTTCTTTTCCCTTGTTGTGTATCCAGAACAGGATTGCTTTCCTGTATTCTGGTCACTCCGTGGGCGTTGATTGCTCTGATTTCCCGTGTCTGATCAACGGAGACGATATACTTTTCCGTTCCGGTCCGCACTTCAGTGCGCACTGGATGGATACAGTAAAGAGTCTCTCGTTGGAGGTCGAGCGTACAAAGACTAGTGTTTCACCC